GATGTTAAGGTGTAAGTGGTTTCTTCACCACTAAATGCACCTGTGTCTGATATTTTTAATGTAGCACTACTAAGTGTTCCTGCTAGGTCTGTAAATTGTAATGTTGGCGCTCTAAGTTTTTTAGTGACCAAATCATCATCAAATCTAAGTTGTAATGTCTGTGGGTTAGTAGCCCATTGACGCCAATTGGCCCATGTAGCATATGGACTGCTACTTAAACTACTCCAAGAGTCTGCATTGGCACCTCTGTAAGCACCAGTTATTGGATCTAATGTTCCTGCTGTTATGGTTACTGTGGTCATAATGTTACCAATAATTAGTAGTTCTACCGCTGACCTGTCTTAGTGCTGCATTACTTGTAACAAGGCGGTTAGTAGAAATATAACTTGAAGTGGCAGCAAGATTAACTGTGGTTGTGGCCACTTCTCTAAAACTACCATCACTGCGATTTGTTCCCCAAAATCTAAATTTTATAGCACTGTAAACTTGTCCACTTGAGGCTAAAACATCCACGGCAGTTCTTACTGTAAAGATCCTTGGATTCATGCGACTCATAAAACTCCAAGTGTTCCAATTAGGGCCTAGAGTATCTCTTAAGGGCACATAAAAATATTCGCTATAATATGTATAGGTATATTGCGGGGTTATTGTTCTATTGAATGTAGGTGCTCCAGGTGTATCACTGGTATTAACTGAATAGTTTATATATTCATCAAACTGTATAGGTGTAGGACGTTCCCTAGTAGATCTATTAGCATTAGCACCTACAGGTGGATTATTATAATCAAATTTCCACCATAACACATTATTTTTAGCATAACTGTGTTGAGCAAGTGTTCCACATAAAACACTATCTACTTGAACAGTAGGATGACTTATAACATCATAGGTTATGTATTTTAAGTCATAATTTTTATATAATCCATTACGTCTGTCATGTAGAATAAATCTTATTCTTAAAGCACTGATTTTATAATTGTCTGGGGTTGTTAATACAACAATTTCCCTATCACCTTCTGCAAATGTGCTTCCTGTACTACCAATTGGATATTTTTCAATATAAAAATCATTATCACTAATTAAGGCGTATTGAACACTAGCGGTATTACTAAATGTAACGTCATACCTTGGAGTAACACTGGTATCCTGTACGGTTATCTGTGTAGTGGCTAATATACTATTACCTAACCTAATTCTAAAATAATAATTTTCTACACTCTCAGTTAATAAATCTTCTTTTAGAGTAAAAGTTTTACTAGCCCTACCATTTTGTATGGTTACCGTGCCTGTTAAACTTTCTCCATTTACATCGTTAGTGGTTAGTGTGGTCGATGCCAAAGCACCTAATTCATAATTAATAACTGTTCCATTACCCACTGTGGGAGCAAATATAGTAAAAACTACATTATCACCTTCATTAAGAATACTTCTATTTGGAAAAACACTATAAGTTGGCTGTGTGCTAGGTTCAGGTGGTAATATTGGCGTAGTTATAGGATTTGTTAATACACCAATTGTGCCTTGTACTGCCTGAGGATTTGTAGTTGCAAATTTAACTTGATTACTAAATGTAGGTGGGTAAAAACCTGTGCTGTATAAAGCACATTCTAATTCAACCGTCATATCAGGTTTTAGAGTTAGATTAATAATTTTTACTGATTGATTGTTTATATATGGATAGGTTGTGTTTATGTAGGCTGTGTCACCTACTACACATTGTAATGCAATTTTTGTAGTAGTAAATTTATAAATTAATTGACTTCTGCTTTTACGCAGCATCATTTGTGCTAGATCATTGGCGTGCATACTGTCAGTAATTAAATTATTACTAATTCTATTTTCTAAAACAATATTGCTATCTGCTGTCAATAAACTATTGTCACCTTCAGCAGGATATGTCTGTGTTCTTGTGGCAAAATTATTATCTTTATCTTGATAGGTTACAAACACTCTGTTATATTTTTCTTGCACACTAGGATAATGTATTTCTATATCACTGATGATATTAGATTCATTAAATGTTACAGGATTTGCAGTAGTTAAAGCCTCTATACTTAGTACCCAACGTGCCTGGGTATAGTTTAAGGTTATGTTGTATGTTTCTAATAATGTTTGTAAATTTTCAAACGTGCTACGACTTGTATCCATTACCCAATTAGTAGTAAAGGTATCGTAGGTAAATCCTTGGCGTGTTATGTCTGCATTACAGTAATTTTTTACAGCAGTAAAACTTGTATCATCAATAAATGATTTGTCTATGTTTTTTCCATAGGTAGGATGTTGCAATATATCCCATACTACATCAACTGGGTTAGTTGAATAGGTGTTGGCTGTGGCTCCTGTAAATTCTGGCATAATACGACCAAACATATTGACCGAAACTTTGGGCACATCTTTATAAGGCGTAGATTGCCCATTATAGGTAAATTTACAAACAAGATAAGCCAAATTAGCGTAATTTACTGTCTGTCCTGCTAGACTTAATAAACTGCTAGATCCTGCACCACTTACGCTATTTCTATGTGCAGTTCCTCTGCCATCTATAAACTCTAAACTTAGCAGACCAGCATATGCACCACCACACCTGCTTATTATATTTCTGTGAGTTAGATTTGGATAATCACAATCTATCAAATTATCATCTATATAGACACGATCAATGCCTCTACAATAACCTTCACTTAGAGCATAGGCAACATATAGGTCATTACCAACAACATAGGTGTAAAGTCTTATACCTGTAACCTGCCTATAACCATAAACTACAGGAATATATTCAACTGTATTGCTGGGATTAACATCAATACCTGATTGACTATCTGTTTGATTACTAGCACTGGTAACACCTAAATAGTCATTTACAAAGGGCGTTATATAAGGATCGGTATACAGTGTTTCATTAATTTCCATAATATATCCTTATGCCGGCCAACGCAGAGTTTGCCCTGTGCTTGGTTGTAATTGACTGTTAGTTCTAGCCTTAGTACCAAGAAAATTATTAAAAATGCTACGGTATTGTATTTGAAATACTTGGGCACTTGTGCCACCTAATATACTACAGGCTGTTGCATATCCATCAAAAACATTTACTAAATTACTACTGTCTGCCACATTAGTGTCAGAATCTCTAAACATTTTATATACTACTAACCTACATTGATTAAGATTTGTGTCTAAACCACTTAGTATTGTGTTTGCACTATCAAAAGTTTGCAATATTAGTGTAAATTCATTTACTGTTATTAAAAAACTTTCTTTAAGATCCCCAACAACTCGAACACCATTATTAACTACAAAACTTTGTGTTCCACCACTTGTTGCTGTGGCAAGACTAATATTATTATTACCTGTTGTCCAAAACAAACTTATAGCAGGTAGATAAAATTCTATAAGATCTTCTACAACAAATCTGCTGCGTGCCAAATCTGCAAGATTATTTGAACTAAGTGTTCTTGGCATTAGAGAACCTCCACAAAATCTATATCAACACTGCTAAACAATTTTTGATCTAGATTAAATGGAATATTGTCTGTGGCAAATCTCACAGTCATTGGAACATTTTTATGTGTAACAGTATGACTACTAGTTGCACTTGTTCTAATTGCAGGATATACATTTACAGTGAGATTGGTTCCTACACTGGTCGCATCATCTGTAACCATATAGACTTTGTTATGATTACTAAATTTTATAAAGTCTCCTGCCTTTAATATTAAAGTATTACTGGCACTGACTGTGGCAGTAAAACTTAAATTGCCTGCTGTGGCAGTGGCCACTGTTATTGTGCCTGTATAATTTCCTGTGCTGTCATCTAGTGTAGTAGGCAGTGTTAAATCAAAAGTAGAATACGGACCTCTACTTTTCATAATAAAACCTAAGAGTTGTCTGCGTTCACTGTCACTGATATTTCTAAATGTAGCAGCCACGCTCCAATATTGACCAGCAATGGTAGCACGTTCTTCAACACCATTTATACTTCGTGTAACTAAAGTTGGAGTATTGCTGCTAATACTACAATCTGTAAAATCCACACTGGGAAAACTAGGCATTAGATACGCCCTCCTCTATCTGCTACAGCAGTTCTAACAATGTTGGTAATTAAACTGCGTTTTTCTACTAATAATTGATCAATGCCTCTGCTGTCTACTGCGTTAATTGTAAAGTTTATATTAATGTTGCCTGCACCACCAATAGCACTAACACCAAGTCGTCCTTGGCTATCTCTACCCAGTGGCATAATTGCTTCTGTGCCCATTTCACCGCCTACAGCCATACCTGAATTTGTGCCAAATATTGTAGGCATACTGATTAAATTACCTGCTGAATATGCCAGTCCTTTTGCACCATATGTAGTATCTTCAGTTTGTAACAAATATGCTTTCATAGCATCTTGTTGATTTAGTCCATAAAAAACTAACTTGGCCCATTCACCACCTGCAGGATTTGCACCAGTTGGCGTTCCTTGTTCATTAAGTTGTGGAGCAGTATTTGTATAAAATAAACTTTCATTAAAGTTTCTTGGCTGGTTATATCTTTCTCCAGTTCTTCCGTTAAAAGCCTGTTGAGTAAGGTAATCATAACTACCATCTGCTCTTTTACCAGGTCCAACACCAATAGCATTAGTTCTTAGTGCATCTTGTATCTGTGAGACTTTGTCTCTATAAACGTCTGCTTCATTAGGACCTTTGTTTTTACTGCCGCCACCAAATAAACTTCTTATACCTTTATAAATTGCATATACACCTGCCACAGCAAGAGCAACCGGCGCAGCAGCAGCAATAATACCACCTACTGTGCTGGCCACTCCACTTGCCGCCGCTCCTATTGTTTCTATAACACCTGCTCCAGTAGCGGCCGCAGCGGCACCTCCACCTACGCCCATACCACCAAGTGCAATACCACTTTCTGCTGCTGTTAATGTGGCCGCTGTAGTAGCACCAGTGGCTGCTGTAGTAACTCCTAAAGCACTGCCTACTGTGCTTACTGTAGAACTTATAGCACTGGCAGCACTACTACCAAATCCTTTTAATATGCCTAAAGCACTGCCTACAAAACTACTAATGGTTCCTAATAGACCACCACCACTGCTGAAAATGTTACTGATAAAACTACCAATGCCACTGAATATATCGCCTACGCTACTGCTAAAACTTTTGAACAAATTTACTGCACCACTGATCCATCCACTTATAGTATTTGTAGAACTGTCTCCAAATGCAGATTTGATAATGCTGGGCACAAGATTCATTTCACCTTGTGTGCCTTCTCTAAATCCTATAACCCAACGGATAGCACTGGCAAAAAATTGTTTGATTAGGTCTTGTAAATCTACACCAAATACTAATTTAACTATTTCTTTTGTACGATTAAATTGTTCCTGTGTTTGGCCTGTAAATTTTAATATTTGATTGTTAAGGTCGCTATAAAGAGTTGAATACTCGCTGCTTATAGCATCACGGTATTCTTTGTTATATTTTCTTAGAAGAGTGTTTTTATCTTCTTCACTTCTTATTAGGCCTGCGTTGAGATCTTCATTTAATTTTTTAATGTTGGCTGTGTATGCTGCCTCTGCTCCACCTTCACTTATACGATATGCCTGTGCTTCATCTACACGCTTTTGTTGTGCCTGTTTGGTTATTGCTGATTTGACTTGTTCGTAGGTTTCAAGATCTTTAATAGCACCTGCTTGATATTCTTTTTCAAGAGTTGCCAGTTTGTCAAGATAAATTTCTGCATCGGTAAATCCTATTGTTCTTGCTGCGTCAATAATACTCTTATACTTTTGTTGAAACTGTGTTTGAAGACCTAATATTGCGGTATTCTTTTTGTCTTCAATGCTTTTTAATTGTTCAGCAGTTAAATTTTCAGCATTGGTTAAAGCCAATCTATAGGCTGCTTCAATCCTATCTTTTTCATTGGTAAATTTTTGTGTTTCGTCTAAAGTATCTCTAGTATATTTTTCATATTCTTTATAAAGTTCATTTAATGCTCTACTATTAAGTGCGTATAAATTATCTCTATAATCTTTTTCTAATTTAGTTAATTCAGCATGACTATAAACTGTGCTGTCTTTTAGAGCAATTCTATAGGCAGTTTCTAATTGTGTAAGGTCATCTCTATATTTTTGTTCTTCTGTTTTATTACTTTGAATATATTTGCTGTATTCAGCAGTAAGAGCATCTAAGGCCTTGGTTTGAATATTTTTAACACTGTCTCTGTAATTTTCTTCAATACGACGACGTTCGTCAGCACTAAATTGAGCCTGATTATTTTGATATACCAAATAAGCATCAGATATCTTTTTGCTGTCAGCAATGTATTGTTGCTCATCTGATAATAATGCACTATTGCGTTTCTTAAATTCATCACTATATTGTTTTAGTAAATTAATACTTTCGTCTATAAGTTTTTTACGAGCAGCAGCGGCTTCTTCATTGGCCTGACGACTTTGAACAAGACCACGCACTTCTTCTGCTATTGCAGCCTTTTGTGTATCACTGAGATCCTGCACACTGAGTTTGAGATCTTTGGCCTTGGCTTCATAGGCCTTATTAACTTCTGTAGCAATAGCACGTTCTTTACTATCCAACTGACTGACTGCTACACTTTCTTTAAGTTTGTTAATGAAATCACCGTATTCGGTTTTCACCAAGGCTGTGGCCAAGCCATTTTCCTTCATACGCTTGGCCATTTCTTCACTGACACCTGATGCTTCTTTGCTTACAGAATTATAGGCTGTAACCGTTTTGTTGGTTTCTTTTTGTTTAGCATCATATTCTTGTGTAGCATTAGTAAAAGCAGTAAAGGGATTTTCAAAATTAATTATGGCCTTTATAGCACTGCCAAATCCAACTACAGTTCTAATTAAAGCACCTAGAGCAGCCTCAGCAGCATCTACCACAGGTTTTAACATAGGACCTATAACATCAGCAAAGGCCACCACTGCTGCTGTAACTGCTATAACTGCCGTGGCCATAGGAGCAAAAACTACAGCCAGACCTGCTAATACAGCACCAACAACTTTAACAATAGGAATAAGATTTTCCATATTAGCAGTTATATGATCTATGGCTTTAACCAAAGCACCGCTTAGGCCACTGGTCTCAAGGAATTCCTGAGAAATACGTTTGAATTCATTGACCATTTGTGTAGCAGCCTGGCCAACTGTTTTACCAGTTTTATCTAGTTCACGTTGTAAGTCAGGTAATGCTTCTATTAAAGCCTGACTGGTTATTTTCGCATTGAGAAAACCTTTACTGGCTAATTCTTTAAGTTCTTCTCTAGCAATTCCTGTTCTTTGACTTAGGACATCTAATACTTTAGGTGCTGCTTCAGCAACACTGCGGAATTCATCGCCTTGAAATTTTCCTGATGCCATTGCCTGTGCAAATTGTGTGATTGCGCCTGCGGCAGCATTACCGCTGGCACCACTAATTTTTAAGGCAGCACTAAATGCTTCTGTGACTTTGACTAGATCTTCACTGGTCTGACCGGTTACTTTTTGATTTTGTGCAAGTTTGCTATAAAGATCAATATTTTCTGATAATGGAGTGCTTGTTCTTTGACTAACATCATATAATTCTCTGAACCGATCATTAAATTCGTCCTGACTTTTTGTTACAAGTTTTAGACGATTTTCCATAGTTTGTATACCGTCTATAAAATCAAAAACTTGACGGCTTGCAAGGGCAGCGGCAAATCCTAGTGCAGCAGTTTCAAGACCTTTCATTGTCTTGGTTAAACTACTGGCACTACTGTCTATGCGATCTAGGTTACTATTGATTGTGGCGAACCCTGCTCGGGTTTCATCAATCAGCCTAACGGTTATGCTTGTTTCTGCCATTGTGCATTGACTTCTTTTTCTGTTTTTCTTGTTTGCTGAAATATGCAGCCCAGAGTCTTACCTCTAAGGTTGTCATATTCAAAACTTCGTCTAAACTTTTATGAAGTTGTTGACCCAAATACAATAAAAAATGTGTATCAGGATCTTGACTTAGTTTTTTTCCAGTTCCTCAACAGTGGGAAGTTCTCCTCCATTTAATATTCTTGCCAGGTTTAGAATAACACCAGGATCTGCTTCATTCATTAGTGCTGCCTTATCCGCGGCCTGAAATAAAGGTTTGCCGTGTTCATCTAAGGCCTTGTTGATAACTGCTACAACTAATGCTTCTACACTTTTACCCTGTGTGCTAAGTTCTACAATCTGGGCTTCTTGTTTTAGAGTGGTGGTTGTTCTATAATAAACATCCATATTCCATTCTTCGACGTGTGTTTTTTTCAAACCACCTGCCAATTTTGCTTGGAAGTGATTTTGAACTCTTTGTATTGGGCTTAAATTTTTACTACTCATAATTTTCCTTTTCTATTCATTTCTGCTACTGTGGCTGATATGGCCTGACGAACAAAGCCAGTGGGGGCTTGCCGGCTATGTCCTTGTTCAAGATAATCAATATAAGGCACACGATTTTCAATACTGGCTGTTTTGCCACTGGTTCTATTAGTCCAGCCTCGGCGAGCACGGCCTGTATCTACGGGTGTGCGACTGCGTAGATTATTAGTCAATGTGGAACTGGCATCTGCTACAAAACGTGTAATGATGCGGTCAAGTTCTTGATTGGCTTTATCAAAACCTTCTAGTTCCACATTAATACGCATTAGATACCGCCAAACTTCCAAGTTGTTGGAGCACCAGTTCCCTGGAAACTTACTGACGCAGTTACCAGTCCATCATAACTTGCGGTTATGCTAAAACTTGTAACAACGATTGTGCCAGCAAATTTAGTTCCTGATTGGCTTGAATCTGGAAATAATTCAACACTGATAGCAGCATCTGTGCTAGGATCTAGTGCGCTACTGACTTCAGCATCTGAACTATCGCTATAAACAATGTCCATACTGCCTGACCAAGCCTGTAAACCTTTCTTATAAGTGCGGAAGTTGTCTCCCATTACAGTATCTTCTACTGTGTCACGAGTAACTTCAACACTCCAACTTTGAACTTCGGCCACATTGGTTAATGTGCCTGTTCCACTTAACAATTTAACTGCTCCGTTGGAGCCTTCATAGGTTGCCATCTTCTGTCTCCTTTAGTTGTGGCAAAGCCTCTGGTTCTTCCTGAACTGGAGGCTGAATCACTTCCGGAACAGCACGAGTAATACTACCTCGTAGTTTCTGAAGTGCTTTAGATTTAGGTGGCTCAAGACTCCAACCATCATCTAAATGTCTATTGAGATATCTTTGTTTTATAACTTTAGATTCTCCATTTTTGTGAACTATGATCATTATGTTGATCCTTTATTATAACGGTAACGCACATCCACATTAACTATAACCTCAGCCAATGGGCTTAATCGTTCTATTCGTTGAATACTGCTGACTCGAGTAACCATGTCTCGATTATTGGTTCCTCTTGTTCTGTCCTCATCTAATGTTTCTTCAATGCGTTCTACAATGTCATTGACCTTAGTGTCTAATTCTGTGCCTCTTACAAAAGCACGAACAGTGTAACTTATATAACCTTGTCGGCTAATATTCATTGATATGTCATTACGAACTTCTGTGGTAGTTTGAACTAGTATGGCAGGAAATTGCGTAATAGCAATTTTTTCAACATCAAATGGTTCTCTAGTAACCAAGGCAGGTTTAGGGTCCTGCATATTTTTAAGGACGGCTACTATATTCTTGGCAAAGTCTTCGCGTAGGCTCACTGTTATCTCTTAAGTCTTAAGAAATAAGTAGGCGCCTTTTCTGATTCTGAAACTGTGCCACTATTATCAATGTCATATTCTACACCGTCGCGAATAACCAAATCTATTTCTTCAGCATACATTTTTTTATAATAATCTAGTTTAATTTGAAACACATCCATATCTGGCTCAAACTTGCTTAGTCTGGGATAGATGTAGTAGCCCAGGGCACAATAAACTGTGGCACGAGTCAATTGGCTTGGTGTTAATTTGGCCACTTCCATTTCGCTGAATGTGCCAATAACTGTTATATCATATTTGCCTATTTGTTTGGTAGGCCACCAATGTATGCGTAGATATCTTTCTACATCGCCTTGTGCTTTGGTTAATGCGTCATCGAATTCAAGCAGACCATAGTCCAATACCTGAGGTTCGTAATCTGTGACATCATCAATAGTTGCGAATATAGCCATTAACTGGCCTCCTTAAGTCCTACTTATAGGGTAAGAGAAGTCCTTCTTCTCTCGTTGTTATATTTATTGTATATAGAAAAAGGGGGCTTGATAACCCCCTTATAGAACTAATAATGATTAGTTGCTAATTGAAGCATCAGTGATGATCTTTACGCCGTGTAGGTCAAATAATTCACCAACTGCGTATGTGCAACTTGCTACAATTTCTGTAGCACGTAGGCTTGCATCACGTTGTGTTTCAATG